CCGCGGCCCAATCGAAATCATTGATGAATGATTCTCGTTGAACAATATCACTAATAATCATCTCATCAGTTCCATCCAATCCAACAGTTCGTGAATCCACAGTCAACTCACATTTACTATCCAGCGTCAACTTTTGAACAGCATCGGCTGCATCAGTATTAGCTAAATTACCACCAGGCAATGGTTTTTGCAAAAGAACATTAGAAATAACAGAAGGTCTGCTATAACCAAAAATCTTCGCAACATCAGCCATTCTCCCGGCAGCAATCTGAGTCGCAGTCATGTATGGTCCTATCACAGGAATTTTACTCAAAGCACCTGCAGCTTCTGCAACAGCAGCAGCAGGTTTTGAAATAATACCCGTACCATACTCATCATTATTGAGTTTGTTACTCTTATTCTTGGCACCCAACTGGGCACTACCTCTACCACTTTGACTTGCCAATGGTGGATCAGATGATGTAGGAACAGTGAGAACAACATCAGTTGCCCACAAATAAATTGTAACTGTAACAGGATCATCTCCATTATTTGCATGACGAAGTGTACCAAAAGATTTGATATAAATATCACCCATGTCATCCCAATCGGCTTTAGGGATCTCCATGAAATTCTTATGATACATGAAAGGTAAAACTAATTCACCGCCTTCATTATTTGTTGGATTGAGAAAAATATGTGGTTTTTGAGAAGCACCAATTAAATCAATATTGAAAAAATTGCGCTCTACAGTCACCTGATCTCCCGCAACATATGGATTGTAAGAAGCCATTGCTCTTCCATAATGAAATTGCGTTCCCGAAATAACAGCCTTCATATGCAATTTGCATCGCAAAAGCTCATAATTTTTGATTTTATCTCTAACTATGGCATTCTCGCAAAATGCAGCCCAAGGATTAAACTTATAGAACAAAGACTGTCCTACAGCCCAAACTTGAGCAGACTGTCGAATCGGACGTGATAAAAAGTTACCAAGATCAGAATCAGGGTTGTAACCTAAATCCATTGTAGAATCATAAGTTCCCTGTAACTCTGTTGTATATCCAGC